ACAAAAAAAAAAAAAAAAAAAAAAACAGTAAAAAAAAAAAAAGAAAAAAAAAAAGAAAAGAAAGAAAAAAAATCTAAAGAAAAAAAAAAGAAAGTAGATTCAGAAGATGAAGATGAAAAATATGAAGAAAAAGAAACAAAAGAAAAAGAAACAAAAGAAAAAGATAAAAAGAAAAAACACTAAATGTTATACACATATTTTTCAATAAAAATTGAAAAATAAATATTTTATTTATTAATTTTATTAAATTAATATTATAATTTAATGAAAAATGATATAAAAAATTTAAAAATTCTATCGGATAGACGTTTTTTAAGTAAATCTATAAATACTATAAATAAAAATGATATAAATAAAAATGATATAAATAAAAATGATAATTCACAATATGTTATAAAAAATTCATTATATATTAAAAATAATATGATACTATTTGTATTATTTTTTTTATATATTTTTTAAGCTTAATATTTACTAATAGTTTTTTTATCTCTTAACAGACTATCAGTTGCAAGTTATCTTTTATATAATGATTATTTTAACGATAATGGATAAAAAAATTGATTATTAATCATAATGATCTAATTATAATATATATATAATTATTGATATATAATTAATATAATATGAAACTAGATATCGAAAATTATAATTTAAATTATGAACAAGATATTAATGATCTAACTAAAATAACTGAATTATTAAATTCATTAAAAGATAATATCAAATCAAAATATTATGAACCATATCAAAATTTTCTAAAAAAATTAAAAAATATAATGAATATGTTATATAATCAGTTTGAAAAAGAATTAGATGAATGTAAAAAAAATATTACTCAAAATGAATTAACTGAAATAAATGACGACAATGACGACAATGATAACAATGATGACACAATATCTATTACATCAATATCTTCATATGGTGATGAAAATAATAATGATATTGAAGAAATAAAACAAATTGAATTATTTGAATATAATACAGAAAAAAAATTGGATGAAACTTTTGATAGATTTGAATTTGAATTTGAATTTGAATATAATAAAATTTAAAAAATGATTAATTTAACTTTTAATATATTTTTCAGACATAAAAGATAAAATTCTCTTTCAAAAAAAAATTGAATTTAAATTAATTAAAAATTAAATATTTTATTTATAATATATCTCATGAGAATAACAAAAAAAATACTAAATGAAATAAACACAGATCCATTATCATACGCAACATATACAGATATAAATACATTAGTTGAAATATTACGTAAATTTAATGAAGCATATCATTCTACCGATAAACCTTTAGTAACAGATCATGTATATGATATATTATACGATAAATTAAAAGAAAGAGATCCTGAAAATATATTTTTTAAAGAAATTGGAGCAAAAGTAAAAATATCAAAAGAAGAAGTTAAAATACCTTTTCCAATGGGTAGTTTATCTAAAATAAAACCAGATACTGGATTTTTAGATCAATGGCTTAATAAATATAAAGGTCCATATATTGTTAGTGATAAATTAGATGGAGTATCGGCACAAATATATAATGATCCAAAACTTGGATTAAAAATGTATACAAGAGGTGAAATGACCGATGAAGGAAATATTGGTCAAGATATTACAGATCTATTAAAATATATTGATGCAGGGTCTATCAAGAATATACCGTCTGGATATAGTGTACGTGGAGAATTGATTATATCAAAAGATGATTTTGAAAAAGCAAATACAAAATATAAAAATATAAGAAATGCTGTTATTGGGGTTGTTGGAACAAAAAAAGATTTAGATGTATCTTTTGCAAAATTAATTAAATTTGTAACATATGCTATAATTTATCCCGAATATAAACAAGAAGAACAAATGAAATTATTAAAAAGTTATAAATTACATTTAGCAAAATATCAAGTTAAAAAATCAATTGATGAAAATTTTCTTAAAGAATATCTTATTGATAGAAGAAAAAATTCAGAATTTATGATTGATGGATTAGTTATTATTGATTCATCTAAATCATATACAGTACCGATTGGTTATCCAGAATACGGTTTTGCTTTTAAAATGGTTTTAGATGATCAATTTACTATTGCAAAAGTTAAAGAAGTTATATGGGAACCAACTATGGATTCATATTTAAAACCAGTTGTTGAAATATATCCAGTTGATTTAGTAGGAACAACAGTTACTAGAGCAACTGCACATAATGCAAAAACAGTTGTTGATAATAAAATTAACAAAGGTGCAGAAATTAAAATTATTAGAAGTGGTGATGTAATACCCTATATTATGGAAGTTACAAAACCAGCAAAAGAACCATCAGAACCATCAATTCCATATAAATGGAATGAAACCGAAGTTGATTATATTATAGATTATAACAAAAAAATTAGTCAAGATGTAATTGATATAGTTCAACAAAAAATAATATTACACTTTTTTAGAAAAATAGGAGTAAAATATCTAAGTGAAGGAATTATTGCAAAATTATATAAAGAAGAATACAAAACTATTGCGGATATTATAGGAGCACCTGAAGAAGATTTATATGATATAGAGGGATTAGGAGAAAAGAGTATAACAAAAATTTATAAAGAAATATATTTAAAACTTGATGAATTAAAATTACATGAATTTATGGCTGCTTCTCATATGGATAGAGGTTTAGGAGAAAGAAAATTAAAAGAGATTATTAATAAATATCCAAATATAATGAAAGAAAAATGGAATAGAGATGAATTTATAGAAAAAATTAAAGAAGTTGAGGGATTTTCAGATAAATTAGCTGAGAGATTTGTTGATAATTTTAAAGAGTTTAAGAAATTTTTTAAAGAAATAAATGATGTGTATAATCTTGATCATTTATTAAAAGTTAAAATTATTAAACCAATTGGAGAATTATTCAAAGATAAATCTATATGTCTTACTGGAACGCGTGACAAAGAAACAATTGAATTTATTGAAAAAAATGGAGGTAAAATATCTTCTAGTGTATCGTCAAAAACATCATTATTAATTCACGCAGATGATGCTGATAAATCAAGTAATAAATTTACTAATGCCACAAAATATAAAACACCAATAATTAGTCTATCTGAATTTAAAAAAAAATATATTAAAAGTTAAAAAAGTTAAAAAAAGTTAACATATAAAATTATTGTTTATTTATAAATACAATTTATAATATAAATTTTTATAAATTAATATAAATTTTTATAATTTAGTATAAATTAGTATAAACTAGTGTAATGAAAGTATCTAATAAAAGATTACATTCAGAATATATCGAGAATGATAAAAAGTGTCAAAGATATAATAATTTAGACAATTTTTATGAAGAATCAGTTGATATTATTTGTACATCTAAAACTTGTGTTCATGATTTAAATAATACAAATAATAAAAATATTAAAAATAATAAAATTATTATTAAAGATATAAAAAATCTAAATGATCTTATAAATCTTGGTAGATCATATAATTGTATTTCAACTAAAGAATATAATGGTATAAATTTGAGAATATTAAATAATATAATTGAACCATTAGAAGAATTAAATAATATGATTGGATTAATAGAATTAAAAAACAAAGTAATTAGTCAAATATTATACATATGTCGTGGTTATAATTCTATTAAATGTAATTCATGTATTGATTGTCAATTAAAAATATCCTGTTGTTCAAATTCAAAAGAAATGTTACATACAGTAATCACAGGACCTCCTGGTGTTGGAAAAACAGAATTTGCACGTATTCTCTCAAAGATATATGCAAGATGTGGTTTAATTAAAAATGATAAAATTATTGAAGTTACTAGAAAAGATTTAATATCAGGATATTTAGGTAGAACTGCTAAAAAAACTGCTAAAATATTTAAAAAAGCAAAACATGGAGTTATATTTATTGATGAGGCATATTCTCTTGGAAATACTGGAAATGAAGATACATATTCTAAAGAATGTATAGATATTATAAATAAAAATTTATCAGAAAATAAAGATATAATTTGTATTATTGCGGGATATAAAGAACAAATAGATGAATGTTTTTTTAGAGTAAATAGTGGTTTAGAAAGACGATTTCCATTTAGATATGAAATTAATGGATATTCTGGAGAAGAATTATTTAATATATTAGAACATAAAATAAAAAAAGATAACTGGAATATTGATAATTTAGAATACGATAAAGTAAAAAAATATATTATATCAAATCATAAAATTTATAATAATTTTGCAGGTGATATGGAAACCTTATTAATGAAAGCTAAAATAAAAAATTCACGAAATATTAATTCAAAAAATTTTATATTAAACTATGATGATTTCATATGATGATTTCATATGATGATTTCATATGAATTAAAAAAAAATAATACTACATAAAAAAATAATTATTATTTATATAATATATGTCTAGAAAAAGACCATACAATTCTATTGAAAAAAATTCAGATGGTTCGGATTTAGGAAAACTTATAACTGAAAATTTATTTGAAAATTTATTTGATAAAAAGAAGAAAAAACAAGATGAAGAAGTATATAGAGAAGCAAATCATATTTATTTTAAAACTGATGTTACTGTTGAATCAATTGATACTTTGATGAGATTAATAAGAGAATTTGAAGATGAAATACGAACAATTAAAGCAGATCCATATCATAAATATTTTTGTGAGCCTGATTTATTTGTTCATATTTCAACAAATGGTGGTGATCTGTATGCTAGTTTAATGGCATATGATACTCTAAAATCTAAATCATATAATGTAGTTACAATTGCAGAAGGTTATGTTGCTTCAGGTGGTACTATAATGATGTTAGGTGGAAAAAAACGACAAATACAAAAATCATGTGTAATGTTAATACACCAATTAACTACAGGTATGTATGGTAAATTTGAAGAACTAAAAGAAGATATGCAAAATTCTAAACAAGATATGAAAAGATTAACTAATATATATTTTCAAGAAACTAAGGGAAAAATGACAAAAAAACAAATTGAAGAAGCATTAAAACATGATTATTGGTGGGAAGCCAAAACCTGTGTACAAAAAGGATTATGTGATGAAATTATATAAAATTATTATATAAAATTATTATATAAAATTATTTTATAAACTTTGTGATTGAATAATTATTAGCATGTTGAATAAATTGTTTATCATCATATAAAATAGATCCGCCTATAACTATTAAAATAAATGTCATTAATAACATATTATTTTTTTTATTATATTTTTTAATTAATTTATATTTTTCATTTGAACTTAAACTCTTATCTAATTTTGTATTTTCTATTATTCTTTTATTATAATAATCAATAAAATATAATATGGTTATTATTAATCCAACATAAACTATATATTTTTTATCTATTTTTATAGTTAAGATATATAATCCATAAACTATTAATGAATAAAATATAATTTGTGTAATATCCATATTTTTATATAACAAAGATATTAATACTGCTATTATTATAATTACTGTAATATGTTTTATGATTTCATTATTATGTATAACTGTATTTAAATTATTATTATCTGTTGATCCTAATTTTAAAATTAATAATAACATTAATACTTTTATAAGCGACATATCATAATGTAAATTCATATATTATAATATTATATAAAAATAGTTGACTAATTAAAATTAATAATCATCAAATTTACTTAAATTAATAATACCTGATTCTTTTACATATATAGTATGTTCTAATTGTGATGTAAATGTATTTTTATTAATATCAGATAATGGTGGATATTGTTCTATTATATCATATTTAACTAGATTATTTAATTCTTTTTTTATTTTATCACTTTTACCAGTTTTACCAGTTTTATAAGTTATCCAATCATAATTAAATGGTAATCCTTTTCTTTTTTTTATATAATCTTTAATATCATATAATTTCATAAATTTATCTGTTTGTTTGTCAAATTTTTTTTGTTTATAATGTGTTATATTTGGATAATTTATTAATTCACCAGATCCAGTTGATGCAAATGTCTCTATTGCAAAAATTTCATTCTCTTCCATTTTCATATCTTTTTGTATTTCATGTGGTTTACATAATATTAATTTTCCACCATGTATCTGATATTGTTTTATATTATGTCCACCTAATACATTTATTGGATTAATATTATCATATGAATTTATTGTTTCATATATTAATTCACTTAATTCATATAATCGCACATCTACTCCTGCATTTTTTATAGCACAATTTGTTGCATCTATTGTTGAATTTATTAAATTTTTTATATTATCATTAACATTATTGATATCGTTATTGATATCATTATCAACGATTATTGTTTGTGCAGAATCAATTATAAAACCATTATAGTGTATTCCTATATCTATTTTTAATATATCATTTTTATTTAAATATCGTGTATCACCATTATATGATGAATCGTGTGCACATATATTATTTACTGAAAATCCAATAGGGAATGCTAAACCTGAATTATCATCTGAATATTTTTCTATAATTTTATAATAGGCAGATACAATATCATAATATTTTATATTTGATTTAATTAATTGGCGACATTCATTACGAACTTTATAATGTATATTTCCTGCTTTTTGTAAATTAGTAATAATTTCTTCTTGTGTTATATTTGACATATTATTTATATGTTATAATTAGTTAACTATTAAAAAAAATTAAGAAAAAGTTAAGAAAAAATTGAAAATTATACATTTTATTTAATAAAGCTACTACTGATATAAAAATATATAATGCCTCCTAAATCTGTTAAATCATCTACTACAACATCAACATCTGTTGAAAAAAAATCTAAAACTAAGGTTAAAGTTACAAAACAAGAAGATAATGGATCAGATGGTGAACAAATAGAACAAAAGGAACAAAAACAAAATGTTGTATATGAGAAAAAAAAGAAATCTAAATCACAAAATATTAAAGATGATGATAAAGATGATGATAATGATAAAGATGATGGTAAAGATGATGGTAAAAATAAACCTGAAAATAAAACAATAGAAGTTGTGACTAAATCAGTTGAACACCAAATAACACAAGAAGTATGGAATGATAATCTATCTGATCATAAATTTAATGAAGATGAGCATAATGAAAAAGTAAATAATGATGTAAATAACGATGTAAATAATGATGTAAATAACGATGTAAATAACGATGTAAATAACGATGTAAATAACGATGTAAATAATATTCAACAAAATGTATTAGAATATAAATCTTCGCGTGCTAGATATAATATGAATTCACAACATAAACAACAAAATCAAGTAGAACATTCACAATATTCTCAACGTTCTCAACGTTCTCAACATTCTCAACGTTCTCAACATTCTCAACGTTCTCAACATTCTCAACGTTCTCAACATTCTCAATATTCTCAACGTTCTCCACATAATTCTAGTGGTATTAATAAAAATAGTAATGCATTAAAATTTTCATACAATGATTATGATAATTTAACAAAATCTGTTGTTGAATCTACAGATGAAGATCTTCTACGTGTACTTATTGCTCGTTCTCATAAAGCAGGACAACTTCCACTAAAACGCTGTCTTGAAAGTGTATTGCGAGCTATGTATCATGAATGTACATTTCCAATAATTCCTTCCCAATATCAACCAACACATCAATCAACACATCAAGCAACACATCAATCAACACATCAACCAACACATGATACAAATCATGATACAAATTATGATACAAATCATGATGATTTAATAGATGTAACCAATACAAATAATCAAGATAATATCGTTAGCAATTATAAGCCAAAAAATTCATATAAATCTCAACGTCCATATAATAAATATTCGACATATAAAACACGTGAAACACGTGAACCACGTGAACCACGTGAAACACGTGAACCACGTGAACCACATGAATCACGTAAACCACGTGAACCACATGTAAATCATCAATCATATTCAAATGATAATCAAGAATAATATTAAAATTTTTTATTTATTTATATTATAAGTATATTTATGAAATATCCTAATATTAAATCAGATAAATTTTATAAAGATATAAATAAAATTTATAAAAAATATAAAATACCAAAGAAAAAAAAAACATTTAATGAAATTTGTATGCCAAAAAAATATGAATTACAATTACCACAAGAATTTATATCTGAATTTTTAAATCCAAAAACACCGTATAAAGGTGTTCTAGTATATCATCGTATCGGTGCTGGTAAAACATGTACCGCTGTACGAGTTGGTGAAGGATTTAAAAAACATAGAAAAATTATTGTTGTTTTACCTGCATCTTTGAAAGGTAATTTTAGAACTGAATTAAGAAGTCAATGTGCTAATAATGAATATATAACTAAAGCAGAAAGAGAAATTATAAAAAAATTACATCCATCAGATCCAAAATATAAAGATATTATTAAAAAAACAGATGAAAGAATAGATAAATATTATAAAATATATTCATATAATAAATTTATTGAATATGTACAACAAAAGAAAATAAATCTTAAAAATACCTTATTAATTATTGATGAAATACAAAATATGGTTTCTGAAGAAGGAACATATTATACTGAATTATATAAATTAATAAAAAATGCTCCATCAGATTTAAGAACAGTATTATTAAGTGCAACACCAATGTTTGATAAACCAAATGAATTAGGATTAACTATAAATTTATTAAGACCTGATACAGAATTTCCTGTTGGTACAGATTTTGATAAAAAATTTATAAAATCAAAATTAAAATTAAATGGTGAATATAAAGTTACTACTAGAAATATGGATAAATTTAAATCTATTATTAAAGGTTATATATCTTTTTTTAGAGGAGCACCATCATATGTTTTTCCAGAAATGAAAATTAAATATGTAAAATGTGAGATGTCTGATTTTCAATATGCATCATATAAAGCAATAGTTAGAAATGAACAAAATATTGATACTAAAAAAATAAAAAAAAAAGTAAATAAAAATCTTAATGTATCACAATTACCAAATAATTTTTTTATTGGAACAAGATATGTATCAAATATAGTTTTTCCAAATAAAAAAGTAGGCGATGAAGGTCTTGAAAGTTTTACTAAATTAAAAATATTAAATGGATTAGAAAAATATTCAACTAAATTTCATAATATGATTAATCGTATCAATAGAGCAACTGGTAAAGTTTTTGTATATAGTAGTTTTAAAGAATTTGCCGGATTAAAAAGTTTTATTAAAGTATTAGAAGCATATGGTTATAAAGATTATGCACAATATGGTGAGGGAACAAAAAGATTTGCAATATGGTCAGGTGATGAGAATATGGCTTATAAAGAAGAAATTAAAACTGTTTTTAATATGGAAAAAAATCTTAATGGTTCTAAATTAAAAATAATTTTAGGTTCATCATCAATAAAAGAAGGTGTATCTTTTAAAGGGGTGCGTCAAGTTCATATTATTGATCCTTATTGGAATCTTCCACGTCTTGAGCAAGTAATAGGTAGAGCAAGTAGATTTTGTTCACATAAAGATCTTCCATCTAAGAAAAGAAATGTAAAAGTTTATATATATCTATCAGTTCATGAAGATGATCAAGAAACTATTGATCAATATATTTATAAATTATCTATGAAAAAAAATAAATTAGTTAATGAATTTGAGAGAGCTATAAAAGAATCAGCAATTGATTGTGATTTAAATTATCATGCAAATATAGATCCATCTAATCCAAATGAATATAAATGTGATAAATAAATATTTTATATTTATCAAGAAGATTTTTAACCATATTTTTTTTTTAATTATAAATTAATTATAATTTGAATGTTGTCTTCTCGAGCAATTATAGATAGAATTAAGAGTAATTTTTTATTAAGAAAATTTAAAAGAATAATATCTTCTACAAAAATATTTACAGAATTAAATGATATTGGATCTTATTCTGATTTATTTTCTTCTGAAGAAGAAGTAATAAATATGAAATTTGATAATATATCATCATATATTAGTAAAAAAAATAATATTGATGAAATAAATATGATATTAAAATATTATTATAGATGGTATAAAAAAGATCCATCAATACATATTGTTATTAATTCACGTAAATTATTATGCGCATGGTTAATTTATTATTCACCAAGTATTATTATTGGTAATATTGATACTTATGACAAAAATAATTTAATAATATTATCACAAAAAATAATAATAGAATTAACAAAATTATCACAATTAAAAAATAATGATTCATATGATATTATTAATTTTAATAAAATATTAAATTTATATTCACATTATATCACAATATTTTTAGAAAAAGATAAAATAGATAAAATTAATTATTATTCTGCAGAATGGATATCTTTACAAAAATCACATGATTTGATAGAAAAATCAGACAAATATGACAGAGAACAAAAAGAAATAATATTAAAAAATATAATAAATGATCAAAAGTTAATTAAAAAATATATGGATAAAATGATGAAAAATTTCGATTATGACAGATTAAAACTAATAATAAATTTATCAAATAATATTTCAAAAAAAATCATTGAAAATTATAAAAATATTATAGAAAAAGATATAGTTGATAAAGAATTTAATATTAGTGTTAAAATTTTAAATGATATTAAAAAATTTATATTGATATTTAATAGGAAAAATACAGATGATATAAATACACATATTGATGCAGAATATTTTATAAATCTTATTAAAAATAATATTATCAATTTAGATGATATTAAAATATTTGGTGATTATCTTATAAATAAAATATGTGAAATTGGATCAAAATCAAATGAAGATATACAAATAAAAAAATGGATTGAAATAAAATCTGAATATTATAAAGAAGAAAATAAAATTTATTTAATTTCTGAATTAATGATATTTTCTTTAGATTTAATAAATATTATTAGAAATGAAATATCAAATTATGATTTTTTATTGAAACATATATATTCTTAACTTTTATAATATAATTCTGGATCAAGAAAACAAAATAGTAATCCAATATAAAATGGATATAGTAATCCTAATATATAGAATGATAATATTTGATCAAAATAAAGTATAATATTATATTTTAATATTTGTAATGATATATTTAATTTATAAATTTGAAATATCTTATAACATAAGATTATCGGAAAAAAATATTCAGTTAAAAATATTGTATATAATAGTAAAATATTTATTATATTAAAATCTAAATCAAATTTGATAAATATTTTATTTAATAATAATTGATGATGTTCATTTCTAAGTAGAAAATATGCTTCTACTAATGTTTTAATATGTTTCGATAAATAATTTACTAATATTAATATTATAAGTCCATATATATGATACATTGTTATGATAATAGTTATGATAATAGTTATGATAATAGTTATGATAATAGTTAATTATTTAATATTATTATTTAATATAGTTAATCATATAATATTCAATTTTTGTTATTATTTATGTGTTTAAAATTTGTTAATATAATAGATATTATTTAATATATGCAAAAACAAGAAACTTTAATTGTTCTCGGTATTAATACTATTATAGTTGTTATCGTATTATTTATTTTATTTAGAATGCAAGATAATAAAGTTAGATCATATATTAAAAAATTAGAACGTAAATTATTAAGACCACAATTTGTATCAGAATATGATCAGAATATGATACAAAATCCAGAACAAATGCAACTACAACAAATGCAACTACAACAAATGCAACTACAACAAATGCAACAATCACAACAAACACAACAAAATCCCTCTAATATTATGAATGAAAATAAAAATAATATTAATTCTGATATGGATAGTTATATAGATCCAATGGATGAAAAATAAAAAACATTTATTAAATAATAAACATTTATTAAATAATTATTTTTTTTCTAATATTTTTTTATTATAATTAAATAATAATAATTCAATATCATCTGATAATAATTTTTCTGAATCTTTTCCACCATCATAATAATTTCTATTAAATTCTCCATGTAAATCAAAGATATTTTCATCAATCATATTGTTATCATATAATTCATTACATTTATCATTTAATAATAATCTTTTTCGTGTGAGAATTTTATCAACAATATCTGTTTTTCTTTTTAGATACCATTCATTATCTTCATATATATAGGCATATTTTGAATTTATTTTTGATATATATACATTGTGATTTGTAGGCATTCTATCATCAAAATATATTGCTTTAATATAATCAACAAATCCAGGAAAGAATGTTGATAATATTTTTTTATATTCGTTAAGTGTAATATGTGTTAGATCTTCTTTTCCAAAAGTATTTAATTGTATATTATTAATATTATTAATATTATTAACAATATTTATATTATTATTGCTATTATTATTGCTATTACTTATATTATTATTTATTATTTTAGGATTTGATTGAAACTGTTTACTATGTTCTTTATTTATATCTTCTAATACTAACATATTTTTTTTATCATCCATTTTTCTTTTATGTTCGCAATAATTATCCATATGACGTACTAAATTTCTTTTACATTTAAATTCTTTTTTACAAAAATTACATGTTTTCTCATTTTCTAATGATTCAATGTATATTTTATTTATTTTTTTATTTAATATTTTTATTTCTTCGTCATTATTATCTTTCACACATGGTGTTTTTCTTAAATTATGACGTGATAATAAATAATCATATTTAAAAGTTTTATTACACTTTTTACATTGAAAACTCATATATATTAATATATTATATAATATTCTTATATGTTTTTCGACAAAGTTGTGGCAAATTTGATGTTTTTTCTACAAAACTTGTGGCAAATCAAAAGTTACAAGTATAAACAAAAACAATGAAAATCTACAAAA